TTCAGCACCTGAAGCATTTGTTCAAGGTATTATGGAAGGTAAAGAATGGATATGGGAATCTGGTGTTTTAAAAGAAAAGGCACTAAATGAAATTAAAAGAAATATTAAAAGTTCTTCTTCAAAAAAGCTAGACGAAACAAAGTTGAAAGCTTTTAATAAATTTTTATCAAATCTCTAATATGTATAAATACAAACAGAGTTATCTCAAAAATATAGAGGAGTTTTCAAATGCAAGACAACGAAGTTATTGAAACTGTCGAGCAGGAAGAGGAGCTTGAAGAAGCAAGTATTCCTGGAGCAGGTAAAAATAAAGATAGTATGAAAAAAACAAAGGCAGATGTTGATGAAGTTGGAGCAGATCCAACAACAAATGATGGCAAAAAGCCTGAATATACTAAGAGTGTTAAAAAAGACACTACCATTAAAGAACAACAAGCATCTAAAATGTCTCTAATTAAATCAATTTATGATAAATTGGATGAAATGAGCAGAGATGAAGTTGAAGAAGTTCTCGGTGCATTAAATGAAGTCGATGATACTGAAGAAATAACCGAAGAACAAATTATGGAATATTTATTGAATGAGGGTTATACTGAAGAAGAAATTGCTTCTATGTCTGAGGAAGATATAGCATCAATAATTGAAGGTATGGAAAAACCTATTGAAGATAAAAAGAAAGAACAGAAAGCAGTAGTAGCTAAAGAAGAATTAGAGGCAAATCTTGCTAATGATGTTCAAGCATTGATTGAAGGTGAAGAATTATCTGAAGAATTTAAGGAAAAAGCAGCAACAATATTTGAAGCTGCAGTTTTTGCAAGAGTAAATGAAGAAATTGCTACAAGAGTTGAAAAATTAGATGAACAATATCAAATAGAACTCGAAAAAGCAATTGATGAAAACAGATCATCAATGGTAGAAAAAGTTGATGATTTTATGAATTATGTCGTAAAAGAATGGATGGAAGAGAATCAGTTAGCAATTGATAAAGGAATACGATCTGAAGTTGTAGAAGATTTTATGGTAGGTTTAAAAAATCTATTTGTAGAACACTATATTGATATTCCCGATGAAAAAGTTGATCTTGTAGATGATTTATTTGCTAAAGTTGAAGATTTGGAAGAATCTTTAAATTCTGAAATTCAAAAAAATATTGAAACAGCAAAAGAACTTAAAGAATATAAAAAGATGGACGTATTATATACTGTATCTGAAGGTTTGACTGAAGTTGAAGTGGAAAAACTTCAAAAACTTTCGGAAGGTATATCATTTAATAATGAAGAAGAATATGCAGAAAAATTGACTATGATTAAAGAAAATTACTTCAAAAGTAATGAAAATAAAGAACAGGTATTAACAGAAGAAACCGAAATAGAGAACGATGAATTAAATGAAACTTCTGCTAATTCTGATTCAAATTATGAAATGGCAAATGATGCGATAAGAAGATATGCAGATGCTATTTCTAGAACACTTAAAAAATAAAAGGAGATTAAAAGATGTATCTTTCCGAAAATTTACAGAAAAAATGGGGTCCGATTCTTGACCATCCTGAATTGGGAGGAATTAAAGATGCTTATAGAAGAGCAGTAACAACTGTTTTATTGGAAAATCAAGAAAAATCGATGAGAGAAGATGGTCAAATTTTAGCAAGTCAAAATTTTCTTACTGAAGCAGCATCTGACGGACTAGCAGTTGGTGCACCAAATGCTCTTGGCAATTATCCAGATCAAGGCGGTGTTGCTAAATACGATCCTATCATGATTTCATTAGTTAGAAGATCTATGCCTAATTTGATTGCATATGATATTTGTGGTGTTCAGCCTATGACAGGTCCAACTGGCCTTATCTTTGCTATGAGAGCCAGATATGATAAAATGGACGGCACAGAGGCATTACACTATGAAGCAGATTCTACTTATTCTGCAAATTCAGATGTAACACAAACTTCAGGCGCACCTGGTTTATTATTGTCAGCAAATAATGGTGTAGCCGTTGCAAATGCATCAGCAGATTTAGCAACTGCAGGTGGTGGTATTCCTACTAATATTGGTGAGGATATGACACCTCAAAACATGGCGTTCTCAATTGAGAAAGTGACTGTTACCGCAAGAACAAGAGCATTGAGAGCAGACTACACAATGGAAGTAGCACAAGATCTTAAAGCAGTTCATGGTTTGGATGCTGAAACAGAACTCAGTAACATTCTATCTGCTGAAATTCTTGCTGAAATCAATAGAGAAGTAATTAGAAAAGTATATAATGAGGCAACAATTGGTGCGCAGCATAATACAACCACACCAGGTATTTTTGATTTGGATACTGATTCAAACGGAAGATGGTCAGTTGAAAAATTCAAAGGATTGATGTTCCAAATTGAAAGAGAAGCAAATGAAATTGCAAAAAAGACAAGAAGAGGAAAAGGTAATATTATCGTAACTTCTTCCGATGTCGCTTCTGCGCTTCAAATGGCAGGTGTATTGGACTACGCTCCTGCACTTGATAGCAACAACATGAATCCAGACGATACTGGTAATACATTTGTAGGTGTTTTAAACGGTAGATATAGAGTGTATATTGATCCGTATGCAGTTACAAATTCTTCAAATTACTTTGTAGTTGGATATAAAGGTTCATCATCTTATGATGCTGGAATGTTCTATTGCCCATACGTGCCGTTGCAAATGGTACGTGCGGTAGATACAAATACTTTCCAACCAAAAATTGGATTTAAGACCAGATATGGAATGGTAAGAAATCCATTTGCAGCAGCAACTGCTCCTGCAGCCGCTGGTTATAATTCAGCAGCATATGATTTGGGTGGAGATATGGTAGGAACAGGTGGTCATGCCAACGAGTATTACAGAATTGTTAGAGTAAACAACTTAATGTAATATTTCTTTTTGCGGGAGTTTTACACTCCCGCATTTCCTCTCTTTTTCATATCATATAAATAATGATATGTCAACACTTACAAAAAATATAAATTATTTTATACCAACTGGATTTAATTTTCTGATAGACAGAATTCCTAATGTAAATTTTTTCTGTCAATCTGTAAATTTACCCGGAATAAATTTAGGTGTAACGAATGTAAATACACCTTTTAAAGATTATCCTATTCCAGGAGATAAAATTGATTTTAATGAATTAAGAATTTCTTTCATCGTTGATGAAGAATTAAAAAATTGGTTAGAAATTTATAATTGGATTATAGGATTAGGATTTCCATCCAATACCGGACAATACAGAACTTTGAAAAATTCTGATACTAATGGAGTTTATTCAGAAGGTATATTGTTTATTTTATCTAGTCATAAAAATGTTCAATATAAAGTTGTTTTTGAGAAAATATTTCCTGTTTCTTTAAGTGATATAGATATGAATTCGATATCATCCGATACAACTACTACTGTAGCAGATGTTAGTTTTCAGTATGCTATATATAATATAGAAAGGATTATTAGTGATGTTTAAATTTTGAGGTCGAATGACATTAGAAGAAATACAAAAATTATGGACCAGTGACTGTACGATTGACGATTCACAATTAGATTTAGAATCTATAAAAATTCCAGAAATACACAACAAATATTTAAAAATATTCTCAGAAGAACGATTGAGATTAGTTAGAATGGAATCTAAGAAAAAAAGTTTACAAAAATTAAAATGGTTATATTATACAGGAAAAATAGATAAAAATAGTTTAGATGAAATGGGATGGGAAACTTTTGAATTAGATATCAAGAGCAGAAATAAAGAAGATCTCAATAGATTTATAGATTCTGATAATGATTTATTAGAAATGCAAGATAAAATAGAATATCAAAAAGAAAAAATAAATTATTTAGAGACAATAGTCAAATCCTTAACGACTAGAGGTTATTTGATTAAAAATGCTATTGATTGGAAAAAATTTACAATGGGAGCTTAAAAAAATATGCCATATGATTTATTGATACAAGCAAATCTTCCATTATTTAAAGAAGATGGCGGTGCTATGGGAGGAACGGAAAGACAAATTTTAAATGTGGCCGAAAATCTTGCAGAAAAAGGTGTAAATGTAGGAATTATTCATTCTTTAACTGATGGAACTGATAGAATTATAAATGGTGTGAAACATTTAAATGTTTTTAGGCACTATTATGCAAAATCAAAGGTTAGAGTTACTTGCAATCATTTTGACTATATGGGAAATAAACATAGAAGTTATGGATTATATAGTCCACATGTTAGAGCATTATCTCCATTAGAAATAAATTCTGCCGAAAAAACATATAATTGGATGCACAATTGGTGGACATGTCACGAACAAGTTCCACGAATTTTCAATTCTGAAGCTATAAGAAAATATGTTTACCAAAAAGGTAAAAAAATTTCTAATGATAAATTAATACACTACATGATACCTAAAGGAGTTGATGAAAAAATCAAAAAAGAAAGAAAAAAATATCTTTATTGGATGAGTGCTTTCGGAAAAGGATTAAAAGAGGCGGTAACTTTATATATGAGTTTGTATGAGCAGGGAATGAAAAGAGATTTTTATATCAGTATACCGCCCCAAAGACAAAGAAAAGATGTTCAAATTGTCTATGATTTTTTAAAAGATGCTAATAAATTTAATTATCCTATCACGTTTTTAGGAGAATTAGATTATGGTAATACTTTAAAAAATTTGAGCAATTCCGCTTGCTTATTTAGGCCTTCTCTACCTCAAGAAACGTTTGGTTTGGTTTATCTAGAAGCAAACAGACTAGGTGTTCCTGTTATCACATATAAAGGAGATGCTGCTGAAGAAATTTTAACTGATAAGAATAATATGCTTATTGACGATAATCACAATATTGATGACATTATAAATTGGATTTCTGACATTGAAACAAAACAAACTGTGATCGATATGAATGTTTTTAATCCTGAAAATATAACTGAAAAATGGATAAATTTAATACAGAACTAGTTGATAGGAAATTTAATTAATGATTAAACCAATAAATCTCACAGAACAAGGAGTGCAATTTTCACTTCCGTCTAATTATAGAAGATGGGATGTTATTAAATATTTTATAAATGTATTCAAATA